CGTTTCTCTTACGTCGTTGCGTGCTGAGTTTTCGTGAATATGGTTTAAAGTATATAAATCCATTCCCTCTATCATTTCGAGCGACCTAGTGAGATTAATTGCACCCTTTGTAACTATTCCACCACCGCCAGAGCCGTGGAAAAACTTGTGATGAAAAGTACATTTTGCGCTGTTGTAATCTAATGCCCATACTATCCAGCCACCGTAACCGCTTATTTGTATATCTGTATTATTTACAAAGTTCATTTTTTCGACAAACCTCTTTAATACGTCTGTTTCTTGGTATTTAATTATTGTAGTTTCGTGGTTTCCATATCCCACCACTTTAATAAGGTGTGCGTATGGACTGAAATACTTTACCGCTGTATCAACGATAGAATCTAAATAGTGTGAATTGTTGTGTTCTGGTCGAATGTCGCTTTTGTTTGAGCGTCTATCTCCCCTGCCTTGCATTAAGCAGAACAAATCCCCATTGAATATAATAGGGATTGAATTTTCTAAACAGTATTTTAAATGCTTGTCTAATAATTTACGGTCGCATTTTGGATTATCCCAATGCACGCAACCAAGTACAGCCATTTCAAGTCTATTACCTTTTGCAGTAATATGGTGTACGTTTTCGTTTAACCTTTTGATTTTCATATTATTTAATAATGGTTATACCATAATAATACTAATTTTTTCTTTTGTTATGTAAATAAACGATGTACAATAATGCTGCGAGTACTGGAAGCCAAACGTACCAATAAGATTTTTTAGCCTTTTTCTTTTCGATTTTATAATCTCGTTTAGCTTTCTTTTTTGCTTCCTTACGTTCGTGCTTTGCTTCCTTCTTTTCTTCTTTACGTTCCTTTCGCTTGTCCTTCTTGGTAATGTATCTTATTTCGCCTTCAGTAGTGATGTATTCGGTTAACGTTACAACCTTTTCAATAAACACCGTGTCGTTGCGTGTAAACGTCTTAACTTCTGTTATGGTGTCATGTATTACCGTTGTATCGTTCGTGAACGTAGCACCCTTATTTATGGCTTTCTGTTGATGTTTTGCCATTCGTTCTATGTGGTATTGCGCTTTGCACGAAGCAAGGCAACCAACCAAACCAGCCAAAAGGATAATTAATATGTTTCTGTGTAATCTATTCATATACTAAACTCTTTTAAAATTATAACCGATACCGATTTTTGTTTCCTTGTTAGTTCAATTATTCCGTTGTAATCAGGTCGATAATTTAAAACAATACAACCATACGACCAATTGCCTATCCATTTACGCAATAGTTTGTCGTGCTTGTTATAAGTAGCCGCGTGAATGTTAGTGTACCACATACCTTTATAACGTTCTCCGTACTCCTCCGCTATGCTGTTACCGTTACCATCACGAGTTGTATAGATTTCTTTTACTTGTCGTAGTGCTGGCATCTTACCTGCGTGCAAACCGTATGAAAAGCAGTCGTTCATCCAAATATTACTACAAACAACCGCAGCACCTTTTGAATTGTACTTTTTAAATCCACCTTGAAGGGCTGGCAGTCCTGCCGTTGTGGTGCAAGTTGTTTCTTTTACAATGTTATTACCTTTCATTAAGTAAAATACATCGTTAAATTCGTTCGGCTTTTGGTCGTCTTGATTTCGACGAACGCACGCTATCCAATAGTCAGAAGGAATTTTTACGAACCCTTCACATTGTCGCGCTCTTGTTATTAGTTCTTCTGCTGTGTAATACATAATTCTTTCAATTTAATTAATATGTAATATTGTACACTAAAGGTGTACATATTTGCTAGTTGTACTTCATTAAAACGCCACTTCGTTAAGCACAACAATAAATAAACGCAATAAAAATTACTACGTTAGGTCATATATAGTATCTGCATACCCTCTAAACCAATTTCGGTCTTGTTTCCAGGCAAAATAATATTCTTTGTCAGTTGCTTTTTCATCTAATTGCTTAACATTTTGGCAAGTCATTCCAGTTAGTGCTTCAAGTTTTTGCACAAGAACCAAAACCTCTTTTTTACTTAATAAAGTATTTTCCATAATTCCGTAATTTTTAAAGTCGTTTATTCTAATCCGTTAGAGTGCATTAAAACGCACAATAACATTGTATAACACAAATACACTCACTAACAACCTATGCACTTTTCACCTATAGCTATTGCAATCCATAATCTTAGGCAAATAAAAATAAGTATTGCTATTAATATTTTGTAAAAATATTTTTTCATATCCGTTCGTTTTACTTGTGTTATACTCATCCGTTATAAATCAATACCTAAATTAAACAATAAAGCATCCATTTTGGTTTTAAGGTTGTCAATTGACATTTTAGAGTATGACACGTAACCAGCGTAAATACCTCTAGTAGTGTTATCTTTTGCGTTATCCATTTCATCTTGCTGAAACTTCAAATGCTTGTTTAACGTGTCTAATTGCTCGGACAAATCTAATAATACTCTTAATGTTTCTGTTCTATTTGAATCGTTCATATCGTTTAATTTTAAACAAATATAAAACTATTTATTAAAACAACAAAAGGAACTGTAAAGAATTAATCTTCTAAGTACTTATCTTTTAATTTATGTAGAATGTATTTAACAGATTCTAGACCGAAATAACCTAAGATAAAAGCTACTCCAAATTGTATGTCTTGCGGTAGGTTTACCAAGTCAAATACTAAAGGGGTAATGTAGTTCGCGACTCCACCACCAGAAAGGACACTAACCAACTTTTGCCAAAAGTTTAATTCTTCTTTTTTACCCATCATTACGAATGCTCCAAACATTCCAGCCACCACTAAAGCCAAATGAATACCAAAATCATCAAGGTACTTAAAAGCGTCTGTTATCGACTCCATTTGTTTTTAAATTTAATTGTTAGTAGTATGGTTAGGAAAAACCCTATATATTCGTTTAAATCAACTTCGTTAGGGTTAAAAAATAGTTCGTCAAGTAAGGCATTGAATGACGAAAGAAACACGACAAAGGCTACAAGTGACCATTTACCACGGCTCATAAGATAAATTGTTAATGTAAATAGGCAAAAAGATACGGAAGTTAAAACAAAATACACCGATGATGGCACATAAATTAAGAGGGTGCAAGCCAATATTTGACTTACAAACCCTCCTAATAATGTTATTTTTGCCCAATTATTCACTATCTACGGCTAGATTTTGGTCTACCACCGATAAAGTCGTACGTATAAGCTTCTAAATTATCTTGTATTAGTGTGCTTTTCCATTCTTCATTTATTGGAATTTCACTAATAGTAATATCCTCTGCGATATCTACATCTGTAATCGTCTGCTCTACCCCGTTACCATCTGTGTAAATTAATTTTGCCATTTGTTGTGTATTTAGTTTAGTAAATGTACTAATTTTTTTTATTGTCTTGGATATTTTTCTAAATACTCATCTAAAATAGCTAAGTATTTGTCTTTTAACGCTTGAGGAAATAATGCCGTGGGTGTCACACCGTTTAACTTTGTTCGTGCGTGGTGAGGGCTGTTAATCTCTAACTTTACAAAAGTAGAATCGAGCAAGCCAGTACCATCTATAAACTCAGAAATTAAACTCTCCGTGTCTGCCATGTTTAATGCACCCGCATCAGATTGAAACTCCAAAATTATTTCAGAACAAAATATTTCGTCATATCTTTTATAAGCCCTAATGTTATGACATACAGGCGTAAAGATATTTAAACTTAATGCAGCGTTAAAATCAGCATCTAGCATATATTCGTACACATAATCACCAGTCGGTTCGCTTGCGTTTACGTCCTTTTTTAATAAACTATATGTATCAGCACCAATTGTTCCATCTAACCTCATAACTTGCGGAGAGTTAACCTCTCCACTTGTTATGTTTTTCACTATAAAAAATCTTTTTTCTGCCATTTTTTCTTTATTTATCTAGCTACAAAATCGCTAGCAGTTCCGTTAATTAAATTACCTGATATTACGCCTTTAGTACCTGTAACCGCTGGATATGTGTCTTCGCCTAGTGGTAAAAAATCCTCTATCTCTTCATAGAACGACATTAAGGTGACGTCTTGACCTCCGAAATATTCCGCAATCTGTTCCATTCCTAAATCACTTCCCGCGCCCTCCATAATAAAAGCGTTATTAATACCGCCGTACCAATTAGAACCTCTTGCCCCCATTTGACCAATCTCTAAATTTCCGCTTGGGTTGTTGTGGTTTGTTACATTAGTTTGATTAAGTGTCATTGTAAAAGTCTTAACCTCATCTAGATTAGGCGAGTAAATAGTGTACTTTAATTGTGTACCATTACATACAAACAGCACTTTACTACCTGGCTGGGGATATCTCCATGTATTAGACTGACCAACAGAATTACCATTAGCAAATGCATAAATCCCATAATTCGTTCCTCCTTTTCTCAATGTCAATTCATTACCTCCACGCTTCCACAATGTAGTGTAACTTGAATCGTTAATACTTGTAACACTTTCAATCTCAAAACCTAAAGCCCAAGTTTGAGTGTAATCTAATACATTTGCATTTA